ATTCCAGAAGCGCAGCACACGGTAGCCCTGTGCCTGCAGCCAGGCATCGCGTTGCGGGTCGCGCTGGCTGGCAAGGTGCTGGCCGCAATCTGCTTCCGATGCTGCGACGGCTTGCCGTCTGCTTCGTGAAGCGCGGCGTGAAAATTGAGTGCCATTCTGCGCGATAAATAGCACAGCTTTTATTTTCCAGCATTTGCAAAAGAATTTAACTTTTACAGTTCAAAGGGGCCTTTCGGCCCCTTTCCGTTTCCAGCTGACGTTACCAGTTTCGGATGATTAGCTCCCCCTTCCTATCCTTGCTGCGGCCGGCACCGCCTACTGTGTAGTTGATGTCCACCCGGTCAATAGTCAGCCCGTCGAATACTTGGCGCATTTCCGGGATGTCGTTGACCGAGATGATCATACGTCCCAGGATGGTTTTGGCCAGTTCTGCCATTTGCTGGTACTGGTGTAGTCCAAAATCGACACCGTAGCCTTCCGTGCCCCAGTATGGTGGATCACAGTAGATCAACGTGTGCTCGCGATCGTATTTCCTGATGCAGTTCATCCAGTCAAGGTTTTCGATGTAAGTACGGCTCAAGCGCAAGTGTGCAGCCGATAGGTCTTCTTCTAGGCGCAACAGGTTGAGCTTGGGTGGACTAGTTGTTGCCGTACCGAACGATTGCGACTCGACTTTTCCGCCAAAGGCCATTTTCTGTAGGTAGAAGAATCTGGCCGCTCGTTGAATGTCTGTAAGCGTCTCTTCCGGTGTGATCTGCAGCCACTTGAAGATTTGTCGCGAGGTCAGCGCCCATTTGAATTGCCGGACGAACTCTTCTAGATGATGGCGGACGACGCGATATAAGTTGACGAGCTCTCCATTCACATCGTTGATCACTTCAACCTTGGCAGGCTCTTTCAGGAAGTAGAGTGCGGCCGCACCACAGAACGGCTCAACATAACAGGTGTGTTTGGGGAATAGCGGGAGAATGTGTTTTGCTAGGCGACGTTTACCGCCGATCCAGGGCACGATGGGTGTTGCTGTTACTTGTAACATCTGCAAGCCTCTTTCCAAATGTGAAAATCACCTATAGGCTTACCGAACCGTGGGCCTACGGTAGGCAGCCTTGGGGTGACTTGCAGGCTATTTCTGCGGGTCAGCTGACCGGGTGGGTGCTCGCAACACCCATCCGGTCGCTGTCTCTCCAAGACTCAAGCCCTTCGGCCTTCGTCCTCTTCAATACTGCGGTCGCAATGATGTGGATCGATCCGATCCAGCAGCCAGCACAGTAGACAACCCCATCGGTAACCACCACGCCGGGCTTTTGCGGCACGACTGGATATTGTCTCGTCCTCATCCCCATTTGCGGCGGCATTTGCTAACTGGTCATGCGCCACGGCCAAACGCCATGCGCGCTCCGGGCTGATAGCAATAGCCCATGCCATTCGTAGTGCAGCCAGTAGCGAGGCCAGTAGGCACAGCGGATAAATTAGTACCAAGTAGAGACGCAGCTTCATGCAAGTATCTCGGCAGCCCTGCCCATGGCTAACAAACCAGCGATTTCCAGTGCTTGCACCCCTGACTGCGTCGCAGCATCGTCGAGATTGATATCTCGAGCCAGTTTGAACTTTTCCCACCATGTCTTTAGTGCCGGATTGGCTTCAGCAGCGGACAGAATTGCCTGCATTTCAGCTTCGGAGAAGCGATCAGAAAATCCTTTATTGGTCAAACGGCGCGGCACTGCCACAGCCACATCAATAGACCACGAGAAGGACTGTATGCTGCTCACATCAGTCATGGAGTCTACGGCTACTTCTGCTGCATTACTGCTACGACGGATGGCCTCTCGCTCTGTCAGAACAGCATCCACATCGGCGAGCGTCGACCATCCGGCTACCTCCCGTTCACGTGCACGAGCGAGCTTCCAGTCCGTCGCTTCAATTAGTCGGGCAGCCTCGGACTTGATTCGAGACTTGCGAATCCTCTTGGCACGTATTAGAAGATCAGCTGTGTGACGCGTCAGGCCCTGGCCGTCGTATGCCCATTCGGCCATCTCGTCCGAGTGAAAGCCTTCTGGCAAATCAAGAAGCAATTGGTGCTTTTCCAGTAGCGATCCATCATTGGCAATACCAACAATTGCATTGGTATGGAGATCGATAATGACTTTTTGCATTGCGTCCGCTCCTTAGTTCATATTCATCACGTAAGCCTGAAACTGGTAGTTATAGGACGAGCTGTACATGCATAGATTGCTGTAAGCCCGGACCCGTGTCGTCCATGTGGCCGTAGTGGCAAACATGTCATCACCACTGCCAGAGCCACCAGCCAGTGTTCGAAGTCCTACCGAGTCCGGGCTAGTAGTACGAAGCCGCAAAATCATGCTTTTGCTGCTAATAAAAGTGGTTTGCAGGCTTGATAGGGAACCACTCATCAAACTGACTCTTGGATGAGACTGGAGAGCATCCAGCAGGTTGGATGGCGCATTCTGAATTGCATTCATCGCACTAGCGCTAGCCCAGACTGCACCACGAGCAACTGTCGCATTAAGCAAAGTCGCCATCGCTGTCTGGGACGCCAGGACAGCGGCCCAGGCCGCTGAATTGGCGAGTAGTGCTGCCATCGCAGTTGTGGATGCAGCCACAGCGGAAATTGCCACAGGAGAAAGTACAATCGCCGCCCAAGCAGATGAATTGGCAAGTACTGCGGATATGGCCGTTGAGGACGCTGCCACCACCGTCATAGCGGCAGGACTGGCAGCAACAGCTGTCATTGTGGATGTGCTGGCAATTATTGCTTCAAATGCTTGACGATTGGCGACGTCCTCCAGCCAAGTCTGTAATTCGATACCTGTCATTACTGCGAGCGTTGATACGGCACCTGGGCCAAGAGTGTCGAACTGGTTTACTGCGTCATAAGCTTTGAGCAGCGCCGATTGAAGAATCAAGTCGGTGTCGGTAGCAGTTGCAACATCTGCAGACATAAGCCGAGCGCTTACTTTGGCTAGGTATTGATTTCGGAAGTCGGTGAGGTTAGTACTGGACATGATTCCTCCGGGTCATAGACCGGCGTAAGCCAACACCGAGAGCAAAGCGAGCTTCTGCTCCACGGCTTTATTCTGTTCTGATAGCTGTGCAGTGATTGCTGCAACCTGTTCAGCCTGTTCTGCACGCAAGTCCTCAGCCACAACCGCAAGTGGGTTTTTGACTGATGCTATGGCCTCGTCAAGAGCCACTCGCCTGGCTTCCAAGCTAGCCATACGCGAAGCCATCTCATCAAAACTGGGGCCAATCAGGACGTCGATGCGTTGCAAGCCAAACGCGGTGAGATCGCGCACGGCTTGGTCGAAATCGACACGACGCTGCTCAAGCACATCAAGACGCGCGTCGAGATCGGCAAAGACAGGGTTGAAGTAGTCTTCGGACAGCGGTGTTACGCCGTCCTTCATGCGGTAGCGCTCCAGGCGAGTTGCCATACGTCACCTCACAACGCAAGGTCGTAGCGCTCGGCGACGTGCCAAGCGCGCCGCCAGTCGGTGGTTGAACCGCTGATCTCGATGCGGTAGCCGGTCTGCCCAGCGGCCGGTACAAACCGGTATTCCCGCCAGCGAGAACGCGCATCGACAATTTCGTCGCGGTAACTGGCTGGCACCAGCTTGCTGCTGGCCACGCGCAGCTGGCAATTAACGGTATGTGCTGTCGGGTCAAAATCTTCCAGCAGGATACGTACGCGAATGTCCTGCGAGGCGGCAGTCAGCGTGCGTTGTGTGGAGACGTGGGTAAACTGTGTGCCGATCCGCGCCACACGAACACGGGAGCCTGTCAGCCGCAGTGCGGGCATCAGGTCGGTAGTGCCAACGAAGACAGCACGCAACGGTAGCAATGCCGGCAAGGCGCGCAGATTGCTTTCCGTGCCATCGACAATCGGGTACCAGGCACCTGCGACCTGATATTCGAATATCAGATCGCAGCCATCCGGAGTCACGCCGTCAAAAAGCATATCGATATCAGCAATGCCGCCAGCCAACTGCAAAGGCGAGAATTCAATAACGGCACGCGGGCTGTGAAAGCGTGCAAAGTTCAAGCGCAGCATCAGGTCGCGCTCGGCAGCTTCGGTAAAAAACTGCCCATCCTGACGGTACATCAACACACCTTGGGTGTACTCGGTGCCTTCGGTATAGCCGATGCGATGCTGAGCACCTGTGGCCAAAACGAGCGCATATCGACGACCGGACTGGACCAGCACCGGATCGGTGAGTGCAATGCGGCACCATCCGGCATTCAATGCCTGCACGGAAAGGGTCTGGCGGGAAATCACGCGGGTCAGATCCGGCTGCCCCAAGGGGGCGTCACATAACATCAGGTCAAGGCCGCCGGCAGCATCCACCGAACTGAAAAAAAGCTCGACACTGGACAGCCAACCGGTCTGTGCCATCAAAAGCGTCTGCGCAAGGATGGAGCCCTGTACCGTGTGTGTGGTGGTAACAGCCTCCCAATAGGTTTCCAGATAATCGTCAAGCCAGACTCGCGTGCCGCGCACGTAGCCAGTGCGCGCAAGCATGTTGTCACGAGAGGCAGGATCGATCTCCCAGGTCTCGTCGCTACGTCGATAGAGGCCCGTAATCGGATCGTAAGTCCCCTGAGACCAGAAACCGGTATTGGTGCAATAGGTACGGGTTTCACCGTAACGGATGCGCTGACGGCTCATCTGTCGTTGTTCCATCTGTGTGGTCTGGAACTGATACTGGTTGACAGTGAGTTCTCCCCGGCGAGTTGTCATGGCCAGTCGCGTGATTTCCTCGTGTGCCGGAAGCAACAGACCTCCAGCAGCAACCCGCGCCCCGGCGTCAATAGGATTCAGCAGGGCAAGGGCTGCTTCAGCATGGCCGACAACAGGCGGACGAATGCCTTCCTCGACGCGGGCGGAAAAGCCATTGGCTGTGCTGTCGGTTTCATCCTGACTCAAGAAGTGGTCGGCACCATACCAGCGGTAATCATCAGGCAACTCCAGCCGCTCTTTGACACGAGCCATGTCTTGCGCAAGTTGCAGCATCTGTCCCAGATTGGCGCGCGTGGCCATTTGCTCACCCAGCCCGGCAATATCCGTCATGATGTGGGCAATACGCGGTTCGGCGGCACGAATCCAGCCTTCTGCTACCGCCAGACGACCATCAAGTTGTCGCAGATTAGGTAATCGCCGGTTGGTAGCGAGCTGCACCTCCTGGATGCCGGACGGTGTCAATCGCACATGGGCGATCAATGTGTAGCCGGTGGGCGGCTCGGGGCGCTCTGGTGTTGGTGACTCCAGCCCTTGGGCAATATGTACGGTGGCCACCCGGCGCAACTGCATGGCAACTGCTCGCGGCTCGGTGGCACCAGAGCTGAGATCGACCAAAAAATCACGCGGCTGAATATCAACCTCTTCCTCGGTGCCAAAGACGGACACTGCCAACCACTTGGTATCCTGCAGCGGCTGCATGGCGAAGACGCTGTGCGTCTGCGGTTGCTCGATCGCGAACACTTTGCCGGTGGGGCCGTCATAGAGGCGGCCGGGGGCGACGTCGATCTCGGTTGCCGAGCGTGCTGAAACTTCCAGCCCTATAAACTCCCGTTCAGCCGACACGGCGTCCGTCATCAGGTGGCGCTGCGCCTCATCCTGCCAGGACTGGCTGTTGTTAAGATCGGCTGCCTGCAGTTCCTGACGGTCTCGAAAGATGATCTGCTTTTGCATGATGACTCCTTTATGAATGGATGGCACCGGCTAGCAGCGAGCCGGCTTTGTGGGTCCAACTTGCGCGCGAGGTACGCGCAATGGCGGTGTCGATCGCGATACGGTCGGATGCACGACTGGCGTCGCGCATGGCTTCCAGACACTCGTCGAGTGCGGTCGGCGGGGTAGAGATCAGATGACCATGCACATGGCGCGCCACGGCATGCCGGCTGCGCCGACCGGATATCCGCACTGTCAGCTCGGCACAGTGCGCTGGCATCCCAAGACGGGAGACGCCGAGGTGGGATGCGGCGTACCGACGCAATGGCGCGAGCGAAGGTTCAAACAGGTACAGCCGTTCATAGAGACGCTGCTGGACGGTAGTCGGGGCCAGACAGCCAGCGACTGTGCGGCCGAGCAGTATGCCGACACCGGCTACGGCAGCGCGTTGCTCGGCGATGATGTCGGGCTGGGCGTCGATGGGCCGCAAGCCTGGCGTCACTGCATTGCGATGCAGCCGGGTATGCGTTTCCAGATAAGGCTGTGTGAGGCGCACCCGGCTCAGCCGTACAGCTGCGTCGGTGTGCACCAGGTAGCGAGCTGCGTGCCCCGCGAAGCTTGCCGCACCGGCCTGCCCCGACATGGCGATATCCAGTTCGCGCACCGCGATACGATCGGTTGAGATCTCCTGCCGCTCCCATACGGTCAGTGGCATTTCGGTTCCGTCACGCCACAACCAGGCACGCGCCTCCATCCGGGCCACGGCATCGCTGGTGCAAGGGGGCCGCAGTCCGATGGTGCTCCCAAGATGCAGTCCGACGCGCAGGCCGGCGGTGCGATGGCGGTAGATACGCAACTGCGGGTGACGTGAGACGAAGGCATTTCGCTCCGTGATCGAGAGCGCAGGCGTCAGGTATAGCCTGGCCGGCGGCACGACTGCCCGGATCACATTGGCACCGGCATCACGCGCGGCCAGACGCAGGCCGGCCAGCGTCCCCTTGAGACGATGCCGACTGACAGCCTCCTTCACGAGACTGCGCCGCTCGGTATCGGTCTTCGTACGTCTCCAAGCCACGGTATGGCGCATATGGAACTGGTCGGCTAAGTGCGATAGCGCCGATGCCGGCACGCGGTCGATGTCGTGGGTGATGACCTGGCTGACATCTAGGTAGGTGATGCGCTCTGCGAGTTCGGTCAGCGCGACGACGTTCGGGTCTTGAGCCAGCGAGGGTTGAACCAGCGTGTCAGCCATTGACCACTCCGACGATCACCACTTGGATGTCCTCACAGTCGGCCCACTGGTGGGCCGTTAACTCCTGGAAGGCCGGCTCTGCCAGCTCCACCCGATAGACACCTTGGGCGCCCTGCAGGCGCTCGATGATTTGCGACGGCACCAGGTTGCGACCGAGGCGACGGCGCTGCTGCGCGGCCCAATCCCGCAGGCGCTGCTCAGCCTGGCGCTGCGCAGCGCCTGCGGCCGCGCCGGAATACAGGGTCAGGTATGCCTCGATGCGGAATGGCACGGGCTCGGCCGCGATTACCACCACTTGGTCGGTGGCCGGACGCACGTCGTCGCGATTAAGCTGAATACGTAGGGCGTCGAGTAGGCTGGCATCCGGGGGGCCTGCGATGGTCAGAGCCGAAACCCGCATCTCGCCTGGGCGGTCTGACGTGGTGCCGACGTCGATGATGTCGGGATGGGTCGACATAGCGTGATAGCGGTAGGCGGTGAAAGTGCCGCAGGCAGGGCGCTCAGCGGCCAGGCGGACACGGTCACGGAAACGGCTGTCGTCCTCTGCAGCGCTACCACCGTAACTGGTGCTGATATTAGCCACCGTCGCGGGCACGCCCAAGATGTCAAGTAGGATCGATATCTGGCCGGCGGTGATGCCATTGGCTCGGGTGCCAGACTCGACAGATACCGACCACACCTCGGCCGTTGTTACACCGGCCGGTACGGTGGTATCGGCCAACACGGCGAAAGTGAAGGCCCCGCCCGAGTCCTGGGCGCGTGTGTTGGCAGGAATCACCAGGCTGGTAGCCAACGGTGTGACGAAGGTAAAGCGCAGCAAGGTGCGGGCGCTGGAGCCCGGTAGGCGGCGTACGCCGAGTAACTCGCCCAGGTAGTCCAGAAAGGGGGCACGAGCAAACGACACCAGGTTCTGTTTACCTGCATCCTGGATGGCCTCGCGGGTCATGCTCTCGCGGTAGGCGACCAGGTCAATGATCAGGCGCTCGACCTGGGCCGGATATAGCGTGCGCCCAGTGACCGTTTCGTACTGAGCGATCATCTCCTCGACGATTTTTTGGGGGTCGCGCTCGACAAACTGAGGGTTAGCCAAGCCGGTCAGCGGCAGCAGGCTCATACGGTGACCTCCGTGATGGATTGTTGATCCTGGTCACGCAGGCGCCAGACTATGGTCACCACGATCTGGCCGGGCTCGTCACCCAGGCGCGGTGTGATGTTGATCAGTTTGATGCGGGGCTCAAAGGTCTCGATCGCGTCCCAGGCTTCGCGGACGATGTGCGGGGTTGCACGGTCGATCGGATAGTCGATGTAACGCCACAGGTCGCAGGCGAACTCCGGCCGCAGTGGGTCGGTGCCTTTGGGCGTGGTCAGGATCACCCGGATGCACTGGCTGATGTCGTCCAGATCGGCGACGACATCACCAGGCTGGTCGAGGGCCAGCTGCCAGTCGCGGTAAGTAATAGATGTAAGAGGCGTCATGCACCCATCGTGCCGGTGCACCTCTTTTATGGATATTAAAGCCGGTGAAAAACTTGCCGGCGTTAGCCGGGCAGACCGGAGTGGTCGATGCCGGCCGTCACGCCGACGTGCTGGTGACTTTCCAGAACAACGCCGCCATCCAAGGCTGCGACTGAGTTCGATGCGACGATGTTGATGTTTGCGTGAATGTTCCTATCAACCTGAAGGTTCTTGGTGATCTGCACCTCGCCATCAAAAATGATGTGCGGCGCTTGCAGCAGAATCAATGAACCCGCCTTGACCTCAACCTGATTAGCAGCCGTGACCGTGACGTTATTCACACAGAAAATATTCATCTCGCCGGTGCGACGGTCGTACTCCACCCAAGTGCCATCCTCAAAATGCACGTGGAATTTATCTTGGCTCACAACCGGTGGTTGATCTGTATCTGAATAAATCGCGCACAGAATCACACCGGCCTCAGCATTGACATCGAGCAGGCAGGCCACATGTTCGCCCACATCTGGCATCCAGTAGGCTTTATCACGCATTGACTTTTTTACGCCTACCGGCAAGCGCATCGTCTCCAGTCCATCGAGATCATCAAAACGCACCCGCGCGGTATGCGTAGCCGGATCGGTTTCCGACACCACCCCGACCTTATAAACGGCTTGTTGCTGTTGCAAAGGGTTCATTTCAGCACCACCTTCCCGTTCTCCACGTCTGCCACCTTGAGCTTGTTGCCGCTGTTCTTGCTGTTCTTGTCCGCCTTGATTTCCACCCGGCGTACTTCGATCTCGGTCGTGTAGCCGCTGTTGCGTGACAGATCATGCCTAGAGCGGGCAACCTGGTAGCGCCCGGAGAGCTTGCCGAAGCCTTCCAACTCGACGTTGATTCCCGCCACCAGCTTGGGATTGCCCCACAAGCTGAACGTACCCGTAGTAGCCTCGTCGTTAGCGTGGTTGATGGCAGCCTTGGCCTTGGCCTTGGCCTGCTCGGATGACTCGGCGCGGGTGTTCAGCTTTAGTGAATCACCTGAGGGCTTGGAGACCACCTTGCCGTTGCTGTCCACGTCATAGGCCACTACCGCCTTCTTCTTCGGATCGTGATAAGCCACCGTAGCCTTCTTGGGTGTGCCCTTCACCCTGTCACGAAAGCCATATCTGGACAGGTCGCCGACTTTGATCACCTGGATCGACGAGGCGGCCCGAAGCGTGTCCAGCCGGTAGAAGGTAAGCTTGTCGCCGCGCACGTTGAACGCGTAGCCGTACTCCCTGGCAATGCGTTTCAGGAACTTCAGGTCTTCCTCGTGCAACTGGGTGACGCGCTTGATCGGAATCGGCTCGATCTCGCCGACCACGGTCAGCTTGTGTCGGGCAGCCACCGCCTGGGTGACGCCTGCCAGCGTGGTGTCCTCGTAGGCTTTACCCCGATGCGTTCGTAAGTCTTTCATGACGCTGGCCGCGAGCGCCCGGATACGCACTTGGGAGGGCGGTCCGTCGATCTCGACCTCGTCGATCTCGAAGTCGCCACAATTCACTAAGGGCTGGCCTTCGTAGCCGATCTTGAGGTTGATCTGGTCGCCCATGACCGGATACCAGGCATCCCACCAGCGGCCGTCCGAGTCCTCGAGGGACAACTCGATGCTATCGGACTCGTCGCCGTCCAGGTTGTCGGTGTAGGAAACCGAGAGCTTGAATGGCGTCAGGTCGGCGGTGATATCGCGCTTGTTGTAGATCAGCACGAAGGTGGGTACCGGAACCGTCAGCGTTTCCATGGTGGTAGCTCCTCGGGCAGTAGGTTGTTGTTGTCTTCCAGAATTGGTACGCGCACCGGCAGGCCGCCCGGCAGGACCGGCAGTAGCTGCAGGTGCTCATTGGCTTCGGCGAGGTGGCTGATCCGGCTGGCGTCACCGTAGTACAGGTTGGCGATCTGATCCCAGCGGTCGCCATCGAGGGTGATGTGCTCGATGTACTCCATGTCAGTTCCTCACGGTGCCACGGCTGCCGTTCTTGGCCCAGCCATCCCTGGCATCCGGCACTGGCGCCTCGGGTGTCTTGGTGGCGGTTTTCTTCGACGCAGATTTGCGCTTGGCCTTGGCGGCTTTCTTGGCCTGGGCCTTGCGCGTCTCCAGGGTCTTGGGTTCCACGTACTCGCGCAGGGTAACCGTGGCATCAAGTGCGACCAGGGTGCCGATCTTGTCGGTCTGCCGGCTGGTGGCGGCCAGGTCCGTGATCACGAACCAGCCCTTGTAGACGCCATTGCCCAGCACGAACTGGCGTGCCTCGCCGACCTGCATGGTCTGGCGCAGCTTGACCAGTTCGACCTCGGGGTCGCAGTACGAGGCGTGGAAAGTCAGTTCCAGTCGGAACTCGTCGAGCTTTTCGCCCACTCGCTGCAGGCGCGGCTTGCCACCGATCAGCGCATGTTCTGCATAGTCCATGCCGAACTGCGCCTCCATGCCGTCGAAGTAGGTGATCAGTTCGAACTCAACGTCGCCAAGGACTGCGTACATCAGTTGCTCCTCCGCTGTTGCTGATCTATCAGCCGACGGGTCAGGCGCTCCAGCTCAGCTATCGAGAGCTGCGCTGCTTCCATTACCGCGCCCTTGACGTCACCGCCACCCTGCACGGTAATGCTTGGGCTGAAGTGGATTACCATACCGCCGCCGGCTGTTGTTGCCATCCCGCCGGCCGCCCGACCACCACGGGCGCCTCCACCTCGGGTTGCGGTTGTGGTTGCATTGGCCATTGCGGCAGCGGCACGACTGGCCAAGGGGCTTGTGCGCTGAATGCCGATCGCGGCGCCTTGGGCAATGTTGTCACCAAAGCCCATGAACACTCGTGAGGGTGACTTTATTCCAAGAGTGCTGGTGAACCAGCCCTTGATGCTGGAACCAAAAGAAACAATGCTGTTGCGGGCGGCTGCGAGTTTAGAGGTAACACCATTTACCAGCCCGTTGATCAGATCTGCGCCGGCCGAAAAGAACTGGTTCTTTATCCCCTTCATCCAGTTCCATCCGGCCATTACTGCGCCCTTCACCTTGTCCCAGTTTTTCCACACCAGGTAGGCCGCCACGCCGATCGCCGTTACCGCCAGCCCAATCGGATTCATTAGTAGGGCGCGGCCCAGCCACAATATGGCACGTCCAGCCGAGAGTGCTCCTCGCAGCAGTGCGCCCCCCAGTTGCCTACCCAAAACCAAGGCATGCAGCCCCAGCTGCATCAGGCCACCTCCCAGGCGGCTGGCCATCGCCCAGCCACCAGCACCCAGCTTTACGAGACTAGCGGTCAGCTTTGCCGCACGATTCGCCCCCATACCGAAAAATTGCAGCAGTAGCGGGAAGCGTGCTGTTCCGCCGGCCATCAGTGCCCGAAAAATAGCGAAACGGCTGGCAAGAACACCCCAAGCCGTACCGATCGAATTCGCTGGGGCCAGGAACATAAAGTTGCCAAGGAACTTGAGGCCAAAGGCGGCAGTACGCAGGGCAACGATTCCACCAACCAGGCCGACGATGCCGCGCAAGACGCCAGGATTTTCCTTGGCCCACGCGCCGAAGTTTTGAATGACCGGCGCGAGGGAGTCCAGAGTGTCCGATAGCGCAGGCAGAAACACACTACCGATGGTGATTGCCACGTCGGTGATCTGCGTAGTGAAGCGCTCCCAGGCCTTCTGCGCGGTCTGTGCCCGCTTGGCGTAGTCCTCGTCGATGGTGCCCAGCGCCTGCTTGCTGCCCATCTGCTGCTTGTTCTGCTGGTACTTGTCCCAGTTCTGGCGCATGGCCAGCAGGTGGTTGATGGTCTGGATGTCGGTGAATACCTCGTTCAGGCCAAAGCTTTCCATCAGTTGGCGCTGGGCATTTTCGTCCCCGGCCTTACCGGCCTTCTGCCACTGCGCCATGAAAGCATCACCCTTGCCAGTGATGAACTTGTCGGCGATCTGAAGGCTGGCCTCGTAGCTGGAATAGCCTTTCGCTACCAGATTCTGCATCGACTGCTGGTAATTCACCCCCGCCTTACCGTACGCCTTGGAGGTGTGCTCCGTATTCATGTGGCTCATCCAGTTGACCAAGTTGGTCACGGCCTCACCGTCGGTACCGGCTGCGCTGCGGCCAACTTCCAGGCTGGCAATGATCTGGGTCAGCGCCTCTTGGCCCTTGATACCTTTGGCCGCAAAGGTGCTGGTCAAGGTTGGCAAATATTGCGACATGGCCTTGAGTTCGAACTGGCCGAGCTTGGCCCCGTAGGCCGCCCGGTTCAGTGCTTCTTTCAGGTTGGCCTCACCCTTGATGCCCAAGCTATTCGACAGCGAGAACATCATCTTGGCCAGGTCGTTCATCTCGGCATTAGTGGCGGTAGCTGTTTTACCCAGCAGGGCCGAGTACTTACCGGCCTCGGTGGCGTTCATGCCTTGGGCCACCAGCGTGTTGACGCCTTGCATGATCGCCTCGTGCCCCTGGTTGGTGGTCATTGCTGCCTGGCGCATGGTCTCGCCGAGGGCAATTTCCTCTTGGGTCTTCAGGTTGCCGGTGATGGCGATATCGCGTAACCCGGCTTCGAACTTGGCTGCCTGTTTGACCGAGCCCAGCAGGGGGGCGCCGATGGCCACGGCAGTGGCGGCGCTTTCCTTCATGCCGTCGATGTGCCCCTGGCGGGCATCTTTCAGTTCCTGTCCACGCTGCATGCTGGCGCGCAGGGCTTTGTGCCTGGCATGTACATGTTCAATAGCCTGGCCAAGACGATTATATTGCTGTCGCAGCTCGCCAATACCTGCCTTGGGGCTGGCCATGGCGCGCGACAGCTCCTTCCCCATCTGGCCGTGCTGTTTGCGCAGGGTGTCGGCGGTTCTGCCCAGGTCGCCAAGCGTTTTCTTGGCACCCGAAAACGTGGCCAAGTATGACCCCTGTAGTACCGCGCCAATGGCGACACTTACCAGCAACTCTTTCGCCATCGGAAAACTCCTTCGCTATACTGGGAAACTATGGAAAATACTGCGAAACAGATCGGTCAAGCCGTCGCAATCTTGGTGCAATTCATCGGCACTGCTACCGCTTTAGTACTTCTGATTGATTGGGCGTGGTCACTGGCGGAAGGTAGCGTGCTGGGCTTCATCTTGCTCATCCTGCTTGGTCTACTGTTCGTGGCGCCGCTATTGGTTTGGGGACTGCCCGTCGTGTCGCTCGTGACGGGTCTATTTGCCCAGGTAATGGTTAAGCTTATTCGCGGGCGCCGTTCTCCCGTTTGATCTGATCTGCTGCCTCGTCGACCCAGCGAAAAAAATCCACCACTGTCAGCCGGTCAATCTCACTCGGGGGAAACCGGAACCACCGTGCCAGTAGCCCCGCTCCCGCCCATAGCGTCTCCGGTGATACCCAGGACATCCAGAAATCGTTCCTTCAGCACCTGATAGTCGGCTGCATCCATCTCGTCCACGTCTTCTAGAACCAGGTTCGCCATGCGGGCCACACCCAAGAGTTCCATTTGATCGGGCTTGCCACCGGACTGCTCACTCATAATCTTGATGTCACGCACCTTGAGGCGGCGTAGGGTTACGGTCTCGATTTTCTGGCCAGACGGTGCGGTAAACGGGTACTTGAGCTTGAGTTCCATGAAGGATCCTTCGTGTGAGTTGTGTCGAGAAACATGAGGTACACGAAGGATTGTCGGCTTGCGCCCGGTCGGGGTCAGTTAAACGGCTTTAACAAATACAAAAGGCCCACCGAAGTGGGCCTTGGGAGTGGCTGCTAAGCAGATCAACCACCGATATTGGCACGATAGGTAGCCAGTAGGTCTTCACCATTCACCTTGAAAATATTGGCCATGTAGTCCAGCTCCAAAATATCGTTCCCGTTGATCACCTGCTTGATATAGGTAGCAGAGAAGCTCGCCGGGAACTCAGCATTATCATGCTGCTTGAACGTGCCCAGTGGATTCTTCTTGAACATCACAGTGAGGAACGTAACCAGCGGCACCTCCTCGATCCGACCGCCCGGCCCATACGTCTCAATGCTGGAGCGACACTGCAGCTGTACAGCCTTGAACGGGTTGGCCATGGCCTTGGCGGCTTCTTCGTATAGCGAGTTCCACTTGATCTCGCCTTCCAGTTTATCGAAGCCCGAGGGCAGCTCGATTTTGCCTACCATGCCCAAGGCCTTGTGCTCATTCATGATGGCCTGGATATCTGGCAGCTTCACTTCCTCGGCGCGACCGAGCAGATTTGTGCCATCGATATAGATGTTGGCATTGACGATCCGGTTGACTTGGATTTTTGACATGTTCACCCCTTACGCAGCCTGGCCGAGTTGCTTGAGCAGCTCGATGTTGATGAAAGACTCGAAGGTGATCCGCTCCGCAGGCGTGGGCGGCATGAACTCCAGATCAAAGGTCAGATGACCCAGTGCGATTTCAGTTGGTGGGTTCTTGGTCGGGTCATACAGGCACTTTCCGTCAATCAAGGCACCACGACTGATCAAGGTGCGGATGAAGGCGTTGACGCTTTCCTTGATCGCATCGATCAGCGCATTGTTGATCGGCATGTCGATGAACTGCAGCATCGAATACTCGACCGACTCGTGCAGGATGTCGGCGGTGCGGCGGATGTTGATGAAGTTCTTCGGGTGCGTGACCGTGGGCCAAGCAGCCGAGCGGTTGCCCCAGGTGCGGATGCCGGTACCAAAACTGTTGAACAGCGTCACGATGCCGACTTCGTTGAGTAGGTTCACCTCACTCTGCGGGTCATTGATCATGGCCGAAAGCTGGCGCTCGACGCCGACGACGCCTTTGATCTCGGTGTTGGACGGGCTCCACCAGTAGCCCTTCTCGGTGTCCTTGGCGCAAATCACGCCCGCCAAGCGTTGTGAGAGTGGCTCCAGCCGGTTACTGTCGGTGGCCGGGTCATACACCTGCAGGTGCGGATAGCACAGCACTGCGCGCTCGATAGAAGTGTTGAAGTTGATGGTGCCGACCGGCCCGCGCCCGGCGATCGCTTGGTCGTAGGTGGTGCCGATCGGGGCATCGATCAGGGCCATAGCGCGCAGCTTGCTGGCCATAAGGATCATCTCGCTGGCCACCGAGTTCAGCGTGCAGAAGCCCGGCGCGATCAGAATCTTGGCGAGGAATCCCATCAAGTTGTAAGTGTCGAGTAGCACCTGCATACCGGTACGCTGACCAGCCAGGTTGACCGCGCCAATGATATCTGCGGCTGTGACTTTGGTCGGGTCGGCATGCTTATAGGTCACCTTGAGCGTAGCATTGGCCGCGATCTGGCCACCAACCTTGCGTTTGATCTGCCCCGTCAGGGGATCGGTGGTGTAGTCGGTGCCCTGCACGTAGGTGATGGCTCCAGCTTCGTTCTTGACGGTCACGGCGTCAACCCAAGCAGGTTTGGCGGTCTTGCCCACGTCGCCGGCCAGCGTAACGGTTTCGTCGGTCACTGTTGTTTTGTGGGAGGCCGGATCGAGCACGTTGATGACGATCACGGTCCCGGCACCCTGGTCGAAAATTGCATTAAGTGCCTGCGGGATCGAGAAGCCCGCCAGTTGCGGGCCGAACTGGGCGGCCTGGCGGTCAGATAGCACGACGGTGGGCATATTGAGGGCGCCAATCGGTGCAGTGCCAATCAGGCCGACGACAGCCGACTTGACTGCTCGGACTGGCCTCGCTCCCTTTTCGATCTCGATGGTTTCGACGCCATGCAGAAAGTTAGTGGCCATCGGTATTTCCTTTCGCCTTGGTGATCTTAGGCTGTGGCAGTAGGGTCAGGTGCCCAAGAGCCAGCAGTGTCTGGGTATAGTCGTGCCCCTCCGGTAGATCGACTTCGGCACCTGGGTGCAGCATCACCTCAAGGCCGTTGTCGAACGTGACGCCTGATAGCGGGCCGCCATAGCGGTATTTCATACAGGGAATTCCTCTTGCGTGATTGAACCATCCGGCTCTTTGCGGGTTTCACTGCGGCTGAAGGTATCAATGGTGGTGATATGGGTGAGCAGCGGGCCACTATCGTCATCGGCGTCTTCGACCAGCATCGCCTCGCCGGCAAAGTCGACGGCGTACTGCCACAGGCCGGCGTTTTCGCCCAGGAACTTCTCGGACACGGCCGTGAGCTTCCTGCAGTCCGGCGGGCGGA